GCGAGAATTAGAAATCTGAAAGAAAGTGAGAACGAGGGTAGAATTTGTCGTAAGTCACAGGATTAACATATTGCATATTCAAAAGATGAGCTTGGAGCTCGTGGATGGAAGGGAAGGTAGTTAAGTTGGTAAGGGAAGGCATATGAGTGAATGAGAATGGGTCAGATCCGAGTGCATGTGCTAAGCCTAATGGGCTTGGTTGGATGTCGTTCCGTTGGTGGAACTCGAAAATATTTTTGCATACATGGTAGACTTGTTTGTCTAGTCCAGATGATGCGTAAGCAATGCCGAGGGCGGCGGACATTGTAATTTCGGGTGTCGATTTACGGGCGGGCGTGTGGTATAACTTGGAGAGCAAGGACACTGTAGTGCGGGATGGTAATCCGTACTGGTTAGTGTAAGATAGGACTTCTACTTTGTTAAGGTTGTTGGTCATCTTCGATTTGTCGAGTGAGATGATTGAACCAAAGTAGTGGTCGGCCTTGTCTTGCATAGCGGTGAAGAAAGCTGAGTGTTCTGCAGGAGGAATGAGAACATACAGGCGAATGAGTGAATCGTCGCCTAGGACTTTGATGATACATAGGGATGGATCAAATCCGAGGGAGATTAGAATTGTAGCTAGCATAAGGTAGTTATAGAACGAGTCATAATATTGGGTAGTGTATAGGCCAGAAGGGAGTGAGGCATGTTGACGGCGGTAGGTGTTTCCGTTGGGCATGACAATTGGCGTATTGCGGTAGAGATACTTGGTCCAGCGATAGAGTCGACGTAAGCGGTTTGCTTTGTCGGAGGTCCATGTGGTTTGAGTGTCGGGGTAGTCGACAGTCGGGAGGTATCCGTGGTCGAAGTCGATGTACGTTTCGGTGATGTCGATAACGTCGTCGATAGCTTCGTGAAGAACGTATTTGTCGAAACGTTTCCAGTCAATCATGATGAATGACATTTTGAGGTGGGCGTGAAGTAGTTCGTTGTTGAGACGGAACATGCCACCAGTGGAAGTTTCGTAACCCCAGAGGAGAGGGTAACGTTTTGGGTTGCGTCGGTAGTTGGCAAAGAGAGACCAGTGAAACATGATCTGTGATAAGATCCATGGTTTTGGAACACCCCAGATGGTTCTGAGTTTGTTCGGGTCGGTCGATTTGATTACTGATGTCTTGGTGTGCAAGAGCATGTAGAA